GTCAATTACTCCCTAGCGTATCAGCATTTTGCTTGATACGTAAACCTACTTTTGATCCCTCTTTTAAGGAGATCATCAGTCGGAAGGATAACCTTAGCGCCACAAACCTTTTTCATAAGGCCTATGACACTATGGAGATCCGACGGAACCAACTCTGGTAATTCAAACCATGGGTTATTCATAACAACAGACATAAGGAGGTCTACCCTAGATACCTGATCACCCGCGCCAGACCGGTGTTTGACAGCGAAGTAATACGTTGATAAACAAGGGAACCTTAAAATGAGGTCCTTAGCCGTTGTGTGCCGATCAGCAAAGATAATAGCCGAACATGCAGCAGAATGAGCCCATAAATAATCATTCCTCTCGATTTCAGAATCGGAGAGGTGAGTGGCGTGCCGAGGTAAACCAACTTCTTCATCATATCCCATGGATATGGAAGGAACGACTGGAAAACCATCCAGGCCGGCCATGACAACATGATTAAATGTCACAGGGCGGGGAAGTTCCGACTTCATCCTTTGAAGTTGAACAAAAGCCTGATGATTAATTTCACTCCTTATTTGAAAGGTCTTTTCAGCGTCAAACAACGTTGGAAATGACATATCTAGATTGAGTATCTGAATCCACTCGGGCCTTGTGCGGACGAATCCTTTATTAAAACCCTGAGAGACAGACAAAAGAAGAGAGGTCTTCTCAACCACATCCATATCAAACATGATTTGATCATCAAATCTGACAAGGCCGTAAGGCCAGTAGGAGGTGGAAATTTTGTCTAATAGGGTAATAACCCAATTTTGACAAACGAGAGATAGGTCATATCTGTCATCTGACGCTTTAGACAGAAGGTTCTTCAAGGATAGCGGACGGAACTTTCCAACACGGAATTTCCCAAGCTCTTTGTCAACCCAATAACCGGCAAATTCAGCAATGTTTTTGCTAGTTATCGACTTGTCAAGCGACACAGGAACCTGTAAATCAGAAAGGAGGGACAAAAAAGCTTTTGCCACAAAGTCATTGGAGATGACAACGTCATCCCCTAAAACTACATAACAATCCTCACTAACGTTAATGGATTG